CGCCTCGTCGGTGATTGGCACCATCGGGAAGTCGTACGCGGCAAGGTTCTTCGAGTGCGGGTCGAGCCGCCACTCTTCCTTCAGGAACGAGTAGAGGCACTTCAGCGTCACGCCGTTCGTGTCCTGAACGCCCGTGTTCGACAGGTCGCCCGTGACGTTCAGCTTGATCCGCTTCGTCGACGTGTTGATGTAGACCTCGGTGGATCCGTTGTCCGTTGCGCTATCGGCAAGCAGATCGGGGTCGATGATTTTCGGCATGGTGATTCTCCCTCGTTAAAGTCAGTTCGGCTTGATGACGGCAGTCATCTTCTTGCCGTCCTTCCCTGTCACTTCGATCGTCTTGCCCTTCGTCTGCTTCGCATCGGCCACCGCCTTCGCCGTGGCAGCGGACGACTTCTCGACCGCAGCGACAGCCTTGCTCACCTCGGAGGTGGCCTTCGCAACCGCCGTGACGTTCTCGGCGTTCTGCTCGACAGAGCTTGCCACAGCGTCAACCGATTGGGCGACTCCCTCCATCGTGTTCTGCGTGGACTCGATCGCGTTGGCCGAAGCCTCGACCGCAGCAGCCACCCCTGCCGCCACGTCCGCAAGCTGCTTCTGGGTGGCGACCACCTGAGTCAGGAGCTGGGACAGGACGTCAGGGGCTGCGGCCGCCGGCTGTGCAGGTGCCGAGGAGGCGGCAACACCTTGAGCCGGGGCCGCAGCGATCGGTGCGGGCATGTACGGGGGAGTGGCAGCGGCGGGTGCTGGCATCACGCCCTTGGCCGCCATGTCCACCTGCTTGTGCTGGTCGGCCTGTTGCATCTGGGCCTGCTCGCCCGGCTGCATCGGAGTCGTGCCAGTGACGGCCTGCTCCTGTGCCACGTTCGAGAGTTGCTGGCCCACGGTCGCCGCCGCCTGTGTCTCAAGGTCGAGCGCCACCTGATCCGGGCTCAGCGTCACGCGGATGGCGTCAGCCTCGGCGTCAGCCTTGTTCGCCGCCGCCTCGTCCTTCGCGATCTTCGCCGCCGCCGCGCGCTTCTGCAGTTCGGCCGCTTCAGCCGCAGCACCTTCAGCCGCAGGATCCTTCGGCCCTTCGCCACGCGCCTCAGCGATCAGCATGCGCACGCGCTCCAGCATCTCTTCCTTGCCCGGGAAGTCGGCCACGTCGATGAGCAGATCCATCAGCGAGATCGCGAACATCGGGTTCAGCGGGGCGATCTTGCCGATCATGTCGTTCAGCGAGTCGAACATGGCCTGCCGCATGGACGCCTTGAAGTCCTGCTCGTCCACGATGTAGTCCGCGCTCGATGCGGAGATGTCGTTCAGGAAGCGCACGCTGCCGTCAGGCTGCACCTCGGGCTGGTTGATCTTCACCCACTCGAACGGCTTGTTGCCCTTGGGCGCCGCGAGGCGGATCACCTTCGGCATCGTGTAGAACTTCTCGGCGTTCGAGAGCTGCTTCTGCCCGCTGATCGACAGCGACAGGCGGTAGTTGTCGAACAGCCCGCTCGTGGTGAGCGAGCCCTGATCCTGACGGGCAGCGATTGCGACCCCACTGGTGGCGTTCGTGCGCCGGCCCAGCAGCTCGTCGGTCACTCCCGAGGCGGACTGCAGGAACTGGCGATCCATCGTGACCAGCTCGGTCTGCCCCTGCAGTTCGTTGTAGTCGCGCCGGATCTCGAAGCGCTTCGCCCCATCCCGCATCACGATGACGCCGTTCGGGCGCGAGGCCGCGTCGATCGCCTCGCTCAGGGTGTACTCGCCCTTCTCGTCGAACGCGCCCTGCTCGGTGATGACCTGATTCACCGACAGCAGGAACAGCGCCTTCGACATCCGCTTGTTCAGGTCTTCCTGCGGATCGCGCATGTTGCGCACGATGCCGTACGGCAGGCCGTCGCGTGCGCGGCGGTGGCAGTAGACCGGAGTGAAGGGGAAGCGGTTGTGCTTGAACGGGCTCGGGAAGTCGTCGAGCAGCGCGCCATCCACGAAGTACGAGCAGCGCACCACCAGCGTCGTGCTCGGCACCACGTCGGCCTTGCCGTCGTCGAGCGCCTGCACGTGCGCCCGGTTCGTCTCGTCGAAGATCTCGCCATCGAAGCCGCCACCGCGCACCACGTTGACCTTCTGCGGCACCTTGTACCAGCACTCGTACAGCCGCACCCGCTGCCGGGTGTTGTACGCGCTGTTCACGGCGTCGGCCACGTACGAGCGCTGCCCGATCGAGCGGGACTGCTTGTCCCTCAGCGGCGAGCCGAGGTACCAGAGCGTCGTGTCATCGTCGGCCATGATCTCGTCCTCACCCTTGGCGACGGACTGCAGGAGCCCGGCCTTGGTGGGGAACATGGCGACAGCGATGTCGAGGTCGATGTTGCGCCACCGGAAGATGTAGCGCTGCCCGTCGTAGTCGACCGAGCGATCGAACGAGTCATGCAGGACGTTGCGCCACGACTCGTTGCCAGCGTACAGCACGTCCTTCGTCGCATCCGGGCTGATCGAGTCCTCGATCCAGCTCAGGCCGGCGACCGTCGCTTCCTTGAACGCTGCACTGCGGATGTACGGGACACGGTTGACGTCGGAGATGTACTTCATCACCTTGGTCTTCACCTCGGCGCCCGTGACGTCGTCGTCGGTGCGGGGCAAGACCTTCCAGTCGGTGCGGTTGCGCTTCTCGGATCCGATCACCCAGTCGCACGAGACCTTGACCTCGTTGTAGACCAGCGGCGCCTGACCGCGCGACTCGATGACGAGGGCGTCCTCTTCGCTCCACTGCAGCCCGTCGTAGAAGTCCTCGTCGAGCGCCATCTGGTAGCGGTTCTCCGCCTGCCGATCGCGCTCAGCCTGCAGCCACTCCTGCAGCTTGGCGAGGTGACGGTTCTCGCGCTCGTCGTTGCCCGGGGGCGCACTCGCCGCCTTGGCCTCTTCCTCAAGGGATGACGGCAGCCCGACGTCTTTGATCGAGCTGGCATGCGAGCGAAGCTGCTTTGCAAGTGCCATGTCACCGCCTCTGGGAGATACGAGCCCAGAAGGTACCAGAGGGGTGACTGGTTGGAGGACTGAGGGCTATTCGGTGTTTTCTGTCACTTCCGCTACTCGTCAAGCCAGCGATCGAGTAGCGCCTTACCCGCGTGCCAGAGGGCCATGCCGAGCGGGAAGCAGGCGAGCAGGCCGATGGTGGGAGCGATCATGTCCATGCTTGGGCCTCCGTCCACCGCCGGTGGACACGGTCATTCGGTGGACGACTCGTTGCTGCCAGTGCAGGCGTTGCGGTGCGAGGCAGCGCCCGGGCAGCGCTTGTACCCACATCGTCCACACACGATCATCCGCATGGGGGTGTAGTAGCCGTCACCCTGCGGGTTGCACTCGGCACAGTCGCAGGCGGGCTGGTTCGAGCGAGCGAACAGCTTCAGGCCGTCGTACGGGCTGAACGTGGTGGTCGCGTGCTCCTCGTCCGCCTTGCCGAAGATGCGGTCGTACCCCTCGCGGTAGGCGTCGGTCGACGCCTTGGTGCGGATGTCAGTCGTCATAGCCGAACCTGACCGAGACGATGGGGCGGGCGTCCATGTTGACCGGGCGATGCGGCACGTCCCACACGAGGTTGTTCCGGTTGCGCACGATCTCGTCCCAGATGGGGCGGAGCCGGTAGCCCGAGAACAGCGTGGCGACAGGGAAGCCGTGCACGACGAGGGTGCACGCGCGCTCCACGTAGCCCAGCACCGTGATCCTGCGGCACAGGAACGGCCCCTTCCACTCGATCTCGTAGGTGGCGTCGCTCTCCTTGATCGAGGCGTAGTCCAGCCCCTTGAAGATGTCCGGCTTCATGGCGTAGGAGTACCCGTACGCCCTGTTGCGCCAGCCGAGCCACCACCAGTCGGACAGCCACGGGCCAACCTTGGGGCAGGCCATGCTCAGCCTGTCGTACAGCTTGCGCATGAAGGGCTCGTACAGCCCGCGCGGCGAGACCGGGTCATCCGGCGTGTTGAACCAGCCGCCACGGTAGAAGAGCGTGACCACCGGCGCCGCGAGGCTCAGCAGGAAGTCGGCCAGCAGGATGAGCGTCAGGTTCATGGCCGCACCTCGATCCTCGCGTTGATCCGCACGGCGAGGATGCCCTTGTACCCGGTCATGACCCCGTGCTGCGCGATCAGCAGCGAGCGCGTGATCGGATCCACCTTCACCTCGCCGCCCTCGATCTTGTCGAGGAACACGCCCAGCCTGTCCAGCCTCACGGCCAGCTCCTCGTACTCAGCCACCAGCCGCTCGACCCACGGCTCCACGGCCGGCTTCGGTTGATCCTGCACTGGTGTCCCGATGTCCTGTTCGATCATGTCGTCCTCCTTGGTTGATTAGGCCAGCTCGCTCGCGTCCCGCTCCCACAGCACCTTGCCGTCAGCACGAAGCTGCACCGCGCCCTGCTCAGCAGCGGGCGCCTGACCCTTCGCTGGCTCCGGCGGCATGTCGCACAGCGCATCGAGCCCTTCGAGCATGACGTCCGCGATCTTGCGGATCATGAACTGGTCGCCCGG